ACAGACCAATCTTCCGCTGCAGCCTCGTCCCAAATTTGGGGCGGGGCTGCCGAAAGAGCGGTCACTCCTACCCTTCGGGGCAGGAGCTCGTGTTCGAGTTCATTACCAGACCTTGATTTAGAGAGATCATAAGCACGATCAGCACAGCCAGTGTAAAGAAGTGTAGCCTCTAGAGGTTCAGTGGTTACCCACGTATCTTTACGCTCTTGGGAGAGTAACAGTGCTTTCTGAGTGGACATCGGTTTTGCCGACTTCCATTTAGACACTGCTGCGTCTACCGCTGCGTTGATTGTGCTCGCGACTTGATCGATTGATCGGCAGGTGCGTTCGCCTTGTTTTTGAAGGTAGAAGTCCTTCGAAGCGAACGCGCAGGTTCTTGCTACGGCAATAGCCTGTAATTCATCAACCGGTAACATGGTAGCTTCCCCTGCTCGCCAGAGGAAGCCGTCAACCCCGTGCGGCTTAACGGGGTTCCATGCTCCTGGTTTGATGATGGCCTTGCCAGTGTCGGGATCCACCTTCGTGAAGGACTCAATTAGCTTGTTCTGAGTCCTCAAGGTCTTCCGGAGATGTCCGGGAGCCTTCGAAAGGGCAAAGTTTGCCTTTAGCTTACTTTGTAGGTCCGTTGCTCCAATAAGTATGGATGCAGCGGCCTTCCGCCACTTAGCGGGTGCTTCCTGTTTACCAGGAAACCCCCACCCGCCTAGATCGATCGGCCAATGAATGGGCACATTTGTTTTCTTCATGCGTCTTACTACACTGCTGTGAGCTGTTTTTCCAAGCTCACAGATGATCTCAGTCTCTAACGCGTTGCACTTCAGTGCTTCTTGTGTGAGAATGGGACCCAGTTTGTAGAAGATGGGCACTTCCTCAGCAGTTGCTCCGGTTGGCTTTGCTGCCAGTATGGCAGACAGAGTTGGCCGGTGGACTACCCAGACAGTCGGTGTCGGTTCTACTTTGGAACGCAGTAGATCCGTTTCCGACAGCTTGTCCTCGGGCACGTTTTGTAGGCTTAACCACCTATTATAAACGCGATCCAAGGGCTTGCGGACCAGGAACAATTTCTCGACGAAGACCAAGCCATTTAGCGAGTTTGTAATCCCCGTAGGGGATCGTTTACTCGAGAATGTCTTGTGTTCGTTGAGTTTGAGTCCTAGTCTGTCGATGGTATCAAAGTATTCACTTTCGTGTTTACTTGTCCACGCTGCTGCGAAGTCGTCTCCGCATGAGACAAATGGCTCATAGTAACTACCTCGGAATTTGGGATACTTCGTTCGCGTTTCCGCGATCGCCCGAAATCCGGCAAAGTGGTTGAGAATAGACAAGATGGGCCATGTCAATGGCAGGCCCATGAGGATTCCGCGTTTAGATGTGAACGCGAGGTCCTTATTCTCCTTCCCACCATCCCATCGCATGGGTCCTAACAGACTCGCGCCGATGGTGTGGTATAGAGGGGGAATCGAGTCACCCAGTGCTTCTGTGATTCCGTCCCACACGGCGAGTGCGATGTCGTGTGGTATGTAATCAGAGGCAGCGCTGAGGTCTGCACTAGTTAGAGTAAAATCTTCCTCGTGCACGTATTCTTCAGCTCCTTTTTTGACTCCACTGGGAACGCCGCTTTCCCCTAGGAGTGAGTAGTTATGGACTCGAGATTTCTTTAGGAGGCGCAATAGCAATCCGTTGATCCTTTGACCAAGGACCACCGACATAGCCGGTGACATGGATGCTATTCTGGTTTTCTGTCCCCTTTCGGGTATCAGGACAGGGCGCATAGGAAGGGGCTGGTTCGTCACAGCCCACTCCTTGTATTCCTGCTCTGCTAGCTCGCGTGCAACGAGCGGCAGAATCCCAGCGCGCACACTTGTCGGTGCGGTTTGAGGAACCAGACGTTCGTCTGGGTCCTCTACAGGTCTGTTTTTATAGAACTCCGTTGCTAGTGTCGGTAGAGTGAGCCCTATCTCCTCAAGCTGCGTGCTTGGGAGGTTGGGCTCGTTCTCGACCGGCAGCTCTGGAGGTCTATGACCACGAACCTTGCCGCACTTCTCCGAGAAGTATGCGTATGCGCCACCTTTAGACCTCGACACTTCAAGACAGGCTGAGGTGTTGAGCTTCACAGGGGCGAGGCTGCCATCATCCCACTCGTAATGAGTGTGGTGATCGCGGCCCATCCTGCCGGTTGTCAGGCTGGTTTCCAGCTCCGGAAAACCATCCTGAACGCCCTTCGGATGGCGATCTAATAGCTTCACTATAAACTTCCTTGCGAAGCTACGTAGTGATGGTATTATATCGTCGATGCGTGTCTGTTCGTCAGATGTAGGTGCATTCCCTAACCGGTTGCACCATTCGAGCAGCTCTTCCCGCTCAAGTTTATCGGCCACGTCCGTGCCGTTTGAGGGGATAGCTCTGCCGACGCTGGCGAACTTCCATGCACTGCCTGGGGTCCACTCGGACACCAGGCAGCCCCTGATGAAGCCTTGGTTAGCACCTGGGTCGTAAAGACGAGGTGCGAAGCCAACCTTCTGCTGTCGCTCGGGAGCGTACGCGGCGTACGCTTGTGCTTCAGTAGCCCACTGTTTGATGGCTTTGCCTACCGCATGCGCACCTTGGTGTGCTTGGGTCAGGACAAACCATTCTCCTAGAGTGACTAACCCTCTCCATCCAGCTAACGCTGAATGGCAGGGTTTGCCCTGACGATCTTTGATCGCCAGACCTCGATAGGAAGTGGGAAGCGCAAGCGACAGCGCTCCCTGAAGTGCGATCCATTGTCGCGATGATCTCTCTTTATCTTTCACCGTTTTAGCTAACTCCTGGCCTACTGCAGCCAGGAGACTATTCGGAAGCTTGTCAGGAAGATGGGGCCTTCT